CCATCAAAAATGTAGTTTTATCGTTTTGCCCGATTAATTTGCACAAAAAGTGGTATAACTAAGTACATAAATTATAGACTAAAGAGGTATATATTATGAGGAAGATTGAGAGATTGCTGATCGCAGTAGGAGTAATCTTCTTTGCAAGCTACATCATTCACTTGCCGATGTGCAATCAAGATTATTTGCGTAAAAGCTCCATCCGCTTGGCAGAGGATATGTGCAAGCATTCAACCTTAAACCAGAGCATAAAAGAGGTTCTAAGAACGAACGATATTGTAGAAATCACAGAAAATCCGGTAAAAACGAAATTTATATTTGCGAAAGTAAAGGTTATATTTGAAATCACAAATATTCCAGTTTATCGCTGGCAACTGGCGAGGGGGAATTTGAATGCATCCCGTTTTACTCCACTTTATTGGACATATCATAAAGTATAATGTAAACATAAGTTCGAGACATATTTCCCACTGTCCGGACATATACTTTAATGTAGGCGGTAGTTTTCAAACAGGGAGGGTTATTTATGGATTATAAGAAAGAGATTATTGAATTATTAGATAAGGTAAAATTAGAAAGTACTTTAAAAAGAGTATACAAGTTGCTGGTATACTTATATTTAAGAGAAAAGTAGCCTAAAATGCCGCATCTACAGTTAAAGCAGATGCGGCATAATAATTATTCTGTTTTTAAATCATCTGGCGATGCGGAGAAATAATATTCGAATTCGGAACTGTCATAATCGCTGCCTAACATTGAATTTATTTTGTCCGCAATAGATGTTCCTAATTCCTCTCCGAATTCAGCATCTTCAACTTTTGTTCTTTTATATTCTGTAAAAATGTTTCCCCAGTCGTCTTGTGTGCCTGCATAGTAAATCTGGATGAGATCGCCATCTTCTTTAGGATTTAAGTAAGATAAGGTTTTATCTGTTACGTTTATCATACTTTTAGGAAAAAATACTTTTTGAACATCACAGGAATTAAAAACAGCATCATATATTTCAGTAATTCCTTCTTGAAAAATAACTGATTCAACATGAGAACTTCCAATTCCAATCTGGAAATCTGATAAATCTGTTGCGTAGTCTGTTCCGTCAATATTGTATGATGGAAGAATTTCCAAAATTTTGCACTTGCCATCATAACCGTGCAATTTCACAGAGTTTCCCTCTATATCATAATCAAAATCACTGATTACACCGTACTTTTCAGAGTCATCCTTTTGAACTTCAACGCCAGTCACGCCGCCTGCATAAGTTGGAGTAGAAACTCCTAAAATTGCAAAAGTACAAAATGCAATTAATAGCTTTTTCTTCATAGACATTTCCTCCTTGGTATTAGTTGACTTTATTATATCACTATAAATCAAAACAACAAAGCAGAATATAAGAAAAGACCAGAGCTTTTTATTCTCTGGCCTTTCTTTTTTTTAATTGTTTTCCAATTCTGTTAGGATTTCTTGGAGCTGCTTCCAATGTTCATCACTGAGCTTTACAAACTTGACAAGAATCTTCTTAGCAAATTCATTATCCCCGGTCATTACCGAATCAACGATAGCCTGCGCATCGCCATCGTCTTGGAACATTTCGTCGTTTCCATTCACGAGCCAGCCATAAGAAACATTATAAGTATTACAAATTAGCTTTAAGAAGTCGTCATCTGGAGTTGTTCTTCCAAGTTCTATATTTTCAATTTTTCCACGGCTTTTCAAACCGAGTTTTTTGGCGAAGTCTTCTCTTGAAAGTCCCAAATGTTTACGCAATATTTTCAAACGTTCTTCCATTTTGCACACCTCCTTTCCTTAAGGTATGACTAAAGTATAACATTTACTAAATGCGTTGTCAACGCATAAAAAATAAAAAATACGTTGACAATGCGTTGAGAATGTGCTATTATACATTTACAACGTAACAAGAAACAGGAGGTGAGAAAATGTCGGAGGAAAAGAGACAACTTATTAGAGATGTAACAACACGAATCAATAAACTTCCAGAAGATAAAAAACATTATATTCTGGGGTATATGAACGGCGTTGCTGATACCGTTGAAAGTAATTCGCGGAAAGATGTAATGGAGATTAAGAATAGTGATTAAGAGAAGAGGTGATAACCACGGAACAATTAATGACAATCAATTATGATGGCAATGAACCAACTGTATCAGCTAGAGAGTTACATAAATCTCTTGAAATCAGCAAACGATTTTCAGCATGGTTTGAGACAAATTCTCAGGGATTCGTTGAAAACGAAGATTTTACAAGTGTACTTTCAGGTACGGTTGTAAATAACGGAGCACACAGAGAAATACAAGACTATTCCTTATCAGTAGATATGGCGAAACACATTTGCCTTATGAGCAGAACTGAAAAAGGGAAAGAATGTCGACAGTATCTCATCGACCTCGAAAAAGCATGGAATACACCAGAACAGGTTTTTGCTAGAGCATTGAAGATGGCGGACCAGACGATTGCGAAGTTGAAAGATACAAATAAGTCTCTTGCGGAGAAAATTGAAGCTGATAGACCGAAAACAATTTTCGCAGATGCAGTATCTGCAAGTCACACATCAATTCTTATCGGAGACTTGGCAAAACTTATCTGTCAGAACGGATACCAGATAGGACAGAAACGATTGTTCCAGTGGATGAGAGACAATGGCTATCTGATGGTTTCTGGAAGTTCACGAAATATGCTAAAACAGAAATACGTTGAGCAGGGATTATTTGAAATCAAAGAATCTAATGTTCAGAATCCAGATGGTTCAGTAAGAATCACACGCACGACAAAAGTCAGTGGAAAGGGACAGTTGTATTTCGTGAATAAGTTTCTGGGACAGGAAACTGAAAAAGCAGACGGTTATTGAGAAAGGAGTCATAAATGTGCTAAAGCAATTTTTAAAAAGATTATTCGCACCGCAGATTGTAAGAATCCCAGATAAGACAAGAGTAATGTGCTTTGCGAGAAATGGAAAGAAATATGTGAAAGTGTTCAACACTCAAAACGGTGCAAACATTTGTTTCCAAGTGAAATCCATTGATTATGCAAACAGCGATTTGAAAGATGAATACCACCCGGAAACAATGTTCGCAGACATTGAAAGCAATCAAAGCGTCACGATTTTGAACCAGTAGGTGTAGTCGTTACATTTTGAACATTTAGGGATGATCTTACCGGGTTTTACAGTTCTTTTAGAGTTGCAATTACAGCAGGTGAAAACAGTAGTTTCAGTTACTTTTTCACCGGATCGGAAAAGACCATCTACGTATGGAAGTAATAACAAAATTCCTATCTCCTTTCATTTACTCGGCATGGCGGTGCCTGTAAATACATTATAGGTAGATAAGAAAAGAAAAACAATAGAAAGGAGCCGTATGAAAGCATCAAAAATTGAAATCCGTCAGGTTGAACAAGAACAGGGAGTATTTACAGAAATCCTTGTGGACGGTCACAAACTTGAGGGAGTAAGAAGCTTCGAACTGAAGCAGGAGGTTGGAAACTCAATACCGATACTTTCCATTGATTTGAACGCTTTAGATTTATCAACAGATTTAAAGCTGTTACAGGTGAACCAGAAAGGTATCGGAGAAATCGAAAGTATTAAATTCAAAGGACAGGAAACGTCCGTTGAGTTTGGCATAAGAGATGAGATTTTTAAAGAAGCAACGCACACGGGAAAACTTGGAGAGAAAACAATTTCCGAATGCGTTGCAAGTGGAATTAATTCTGCTGTTCAGAACTCCATTCGTGATATTGACGAAGAAGATTAATTGTAATTGAAGTAGATAATGCCGAAATAGCAGATATAGGATTATCTGAATTTTCAATTACATCAACAGTCGGAGACACTAATTTATTCATGTCGACTGTCTTTAAGAAATCGTCAAAATTTTTCATGATACCCACCTCCTTCCTATAGGAAAGTATATCACAAAAAAATGAGAGGGGAAAAAGAAAATGATTAAATGCGAAAAAGGAAACGTATCAATCAACGGTGCGGGAAACGAAGTTATCCATGATCTTTCGGAGATCATATCTCGTACCTACAGTTCCTTTTCCAAAGCGTTCGGAGAGGAAAAAACAAAACAGATGATTTTTAAGGCGGTAAACGCCGGGATGGGAGCGGACAAATGACAAAAGCAGAGAAATTTAACCTTTATGCTGATACCTTATACGGAATGTGCCGGAAAGCACAGCAAAATGTAAATAAAGGCATAACATTTGAAATCGACAGTTATGTTACGTTGAAATACGGAAGATATTCAGTAATTTGCGTGGGTATCAGAGAAGAGAGTAGTGAGCACACAACATATTTCAGGATTGGTGAGATTGAGCCAGATATGGAAGAAAATTTTAAAACTGCCGAGGACGCACTGAACAAGATTCTGATTGAAGTTCCGTGCCCGTATTGCGATCACACAGAAAAGGAGGATGAAGATTGATGGCTGTAGAAAAAGAAAGCTCCGTGGATTTTATCCCGGATACCATTGAAGAAGAATATGCCCTGTTGGCAGGCAGATTGAAAGCTGTTGAAGCTTATCTTGATGCTTCAGATAGCGATTACATTGACAAAAACGTTCTGGCTGCCATGTTAGGCATTTAAGTTGTAAGCAGCCCCGGCGGTGCAGGAACACCAACCGGAGCACGTATCTAACTTAGCTTGAGTAAGTTAAATACAGGTTGATTATATCACACCTTCCTGTATTTGACAAATAAAAACACAGGAGGGCATTTTTAATGTCTAAAATCACTAAGGAAACTGGCAAAACACTTGCTTCTGAGATCATCAAAGACCTTGAGAAGGAAGCAAGGAACAAAGATCTGGCAATCATTGCTCTGTTGACTACAGTGCTGGCAATGGGATTGCTGGGGAAAGGAAAAAAATGAGAACTTACTTAGAGGGGCTTGCAGTGTTCGGGGTTTCTGGTCTGGCAATCGTGTTCTTTACAGTATGCTGGGCTGTGACTAATTTGGACGCACTCACGATTCTGGCATTGGATTACATCTTAATGAGTACAGCCGGGCTGGCAGTGATGCTAAAAATCAATGACTTCGTACACGACATTAAAAGGAAGGAAAAAGAAAGCAAAAATGCAAGATTTAAACAAAGCAACACTGACCGGATTCGTAACTGATCCGGCAGAAGTCAAATTTAAGTCAAGGAAGGGCAAAAGCTTTCTGGTCGTCAGAAGTGACCGGTTCAGTGGAACACCGGACGATATCATCGTGGAAATTCCGAACAGACTTAAAGGTACATTTCGGGAATGGAATTGGATAAAGGTTTCGGGAAGAATCCGTTCCAAGTGGGTCAGAGCGGATCACCAAGAGAAAAAGTACATGTATCTGGAAGCATACGATGTCAGCACAGAAGGGACGCTTCTTGTGAATACGGTAGAAATGACTGCAAACATTTGCAAGAAGCCGGTGCTGAGAAAAACGCCATTAGGAAAGACAATCTGCGAAGTTTGCGTGGCAATTAATGGATACAAGCGGTCAGAATATATCTCCTGTATTTGTTGGAGAGACCTGGCGGTGAAAGCTTCTGAATGGAAAGTAGGGATAAAAGTAAGATTAAAGGGCCGTATGCAGAGCCGTGACTATTGGAAAAAGCAGCCAGATGGTTCTTATGTCAGA